TCATCTTTTCAACCTGCTTTAGAAGGCCGTTGAAATCCTTAGATTGCTTTTTTAGATTTGCAAAGTTCATCGTATTCTCCTTGTATAACGTTGTATGTTGTCTTATCCACTTTATCATGATGTAAGAGAGTATGGATTTGCCAAGTCCGTATCCCGAACCGGTTTTATACCATACTCTATTCTTGTATAATAACAGGGGCCGAAGCCCCTGTCAAGTATTATTTTTCACCGAGTTCTTTACCGGTGTCTTTATGAAGGATCTTACCTTTGATAATATGATAATTACCGTGATCCATCCATAAATCCCAAATTAGATTAGAAGCAAGTTCTGGATTATTATCCACGATAAGAATATACATTGCCTTAATCAAGTCTTCTTTAGTCATCTTCTTTATCTCCTTATAAGATGTTGCTAATATCTCACAAGAAAACATAACAATAATGTATCTCTATTTATACAATCAGTAAAAACAACTCTAGGTAAAACTCTACCTCTTCTGTTATTGCCAAAACCTCTGTAGTTTCTTCGTGTATTAATACCAATTTGCCGTGATGGTGTTTGATGTGATACAGGCCCTCGGCAAAGTCTCTTAGGATATCTGATGCGTTACCTTCTAGAAGTCTCATCTATTTTCTCCTTGAGTATGCGTTTGAATTTATTCTTATCGTATTTTACAAAAGGTTTGTATTTACGTAGTTTCAACGCCACCTTGGACCAGATGGGATCATTATTACCCATATATTTATCAAACTTTTCGGTGTATCCTATAAAGTCATTCAGTATGACCATGGACTCAGGAGAAATACTACCCCTAAGATATAGGCAAACAATATAAGGATACTCACCGTCCCTAACATCAAAAGGAAGATCGAGGCCATATTTAAAAACTCGCTCAACGTCATTCTCGAAGTGATATGTGAGTGCCTGTTTTCTTCCTTTGTATTGAATATAGTTTTCTTGTGCTTCGTCTTCCAATAACTCAGTGACATAGTTACGATCCTTCAATCTATTAGCAATAAAAAAATCTCGTAGTTCTCTGTCTTCATACTCTTTGGCAACCTTATCAAAGAACCATTTGTCTGGTCTCTTTTCGTAGGTGGCCCTGGATGCTTTTACTTTATGGTGCGTAAAGAGGTCAAATGTAGGACTCTCAAAGTGAGTTCTGATGGTAACAAAGACCACGTATGCACCATACGCGGAAAAATGACTCATATTGGTAGTTTAGCAGTTTTAGATTTCTTAAGGAAGTTGAGGTCTTCAGCCTCGATTTGGATCTTTGCCTTGAGGACTCCTGATACAAGTTTACCAGCCGTCTCAGTCTCAAGGTTGTTTTGTTCACAGAATAAACAGATGGCATCGATGTAAGGAATGTCCTTCATGTATACCATCTCTTCAATTGCCATAGAAAATTTATTGATATCTTCTGGCGTCATAATATTATATCTCCTATCGGATTGCGTGAGTGTTTTTGCCTTTGAAGGACTTCTTGAGGAGTTTAAACCAAAACTTCCTCTCCTTCTTGGCATCTTTATTCAGTATAGCACGATAGAACTTTAAAATCAACTTTTTTGTTTTCATTTTAGTGTCCTTTAAATAAAGATTTGAATTGTTACCCTAATTGGACTATTTTTAGTTAAACAAGTTACCGCATGTGGAACACCACCAACTTGTTCAATTGCTAAATTTTTTTCAGGTATTATACCCTTAATTTCATTATTGTCCTCATAAAGAAATAATCCACCATCGTTTCTATTCCAATAATCATTAATATAAATTGTGAGTCCTCCTTTATGAACACCATCATTATGCCAAGATATGTGACTTCCAGGAGTCCAAAAATAAATCATAATTCGTGATTTATTCATAATATTAAGTTTTTTTTCTACTTGATTTTTTATTTTATGATAAATAATATTATTAGTATCAATATCATGAATTAGTATTACATTACTATCTAATATAATACCTTTATGCCAAGAATAATTTGTTCTGAAAGAATTTTTTCCGTTGGTGCATAGTGAATTGGAATACTCAACAACTTCGAAAAAAATTTCCGAATCAAAAAAATTTTTATGTTGTTTAATATATTTCATTTTAGGATCCTTTGTGAGGTGCCGGATTCTGTTTCTAGGCTCCGGCGGGCCCAATGATTATGCTGCTAGAGCAAGATCAAATGATGCAAAGTTATCGTTAGCACCTAACGTTGCTTTCGGTCTCCTTGAACCCTTACTACACCAGTCGATCCTATTTCTGCCCCATCAAAGATACACCAATAATCCCTCACTTTCTTAGGCAACCCTTTCGGGTCTGGGGCCCTTGACGTATCTATGGTGGAGCAGCCGGGTACCGCCCCCGGGTCCTGAGTGTCTATGCCGTTCCTCTCAACGACCTAAGCATATTATTTATTATATACTATTTTTTGGAAATGTCAAGGGGTATTTTTTGCCAACTCAATGTGCCATCTGAGGAATAACCAATATAAACTTCACCGGTTTCCATGTCTATTAGTTTCCATTTTTCAGGACACTTGGTATAAACTGTTAGTGTTTTGGCATTTTTGAGTTCAATAACTTCTTCGCCTGTTATGAGTTTTCTTTTTTTCATTATTATTGCACCTGATTTTCAAACTCTTCCATCTGTGGCGCACCAACACCACGATGGTCACGGGAACCATTAGTTACAGGGGCGACTAGTGTTGTCCCGTATAAGGCAGTCTGCGATGGTGATAGTGTTACAGCTAGCCAAACCAAGACAAAGAAACACCATTATTGGTAGAAAGTATTTCATAGTTCATATTCCTCCCTAAACTGGACAATCTTATCATATAATCCTTTAACATAATCTGTCCGTCTTTTGACGAATACCTGTGGATGGATTTCGTGGTCTACGGATATCAATACAACAATCTGTCTGGCCTGGATGCCAGTCATATCCTCATACATCAAAGAGTATGCGGTGCATTGTTCAAAGTAGTTTAAAATCCATTCCTCTTTCTTAGGTTTCAATGAGGTCTTGAAGTCAATAATGGAAGTGAGACCATCAAACTCGGCAATACAATCAACCTGACCTGCCAGTCCGATGGCCTCACTATACAGCATTGCCTCAACATAATGGACGTTATCAATACGTTCCAATGTTGGCAACATATTACGGAATGCCTGTTTCATATCAGGCATAAGAGCATCATTATAGTATGTGGAATGTTCCTCGTTCTTGATGTAGGATTCCATTAACGAGTGGAACTTGGTACCTCTAGAAGATGCTCTTGCAGAAACTCTATTTGCTTCTTCTTCACCAACCCGTTTCCGCCACTTTGCAATGCTATCGCCTTTAAAATGAGACAAGAAGGTTGTAACAGATGGCAGTTTAGTGCCATTTGGAGAGATGTAGTATCGTTTTCCATTTATTTCTTCCCTTTTCAGAGTAGTTAGAAAGTGGTCATGGTTTAAATGATTAAAAGTTTTCACTAGCATCCAACATCAAAGTCGTCCTCAACTGTTTCATCCATTATACTACACCTCTCCGTAAATGTCAACCTTTACAGGCCCATTTCAGTCTTCTGTATTATATATTCTTTCACCACACCGCTTCGCACGATGTCCTCAATGTTAAACTCAATGTGATTAAATGATGGCATACGGCGAGTAACAGCCATCAATTCTTTAATACCTGTTTTCTCATGTGGTTTATGAAGATCGGTTTGGCGATAGTCACCACAGAAAATAATACGAGAGTTTTGACCTATACGGGTCATAACTGTATCAATCTCTTGGAAAGTCATATTATTGCACTCGTCAACAATGATAATACAATCGTTAAATGTCATACCACGTAGAAAGGAAGTAGTAGTAAATTCTACTAGGCCCTTTAACTTCAAAATCTTCCATCCATCACCACGACCAAATAAGTCATCACAAATTTCTTGGTAAGGTTGTTCGTAAACTTCCGATTTTTGTTTGTCGGTTCCTGGTAGGAATCCCATGTCGCGGCTTGGTACGACCGATCGGATGATAACAACCTTCTTATATGTCTTTTCGTGTAGAACTTCTTTTAATGCGAGATAAGATGACAGAAAGGTTTTACCGGTGCCGGCATAACCGTGTAACATAAGATTTGCTCCGCTATCATAGGCGTCCCACACTCTTTGCTGGTTTACTGTTAGTGGATTTATGTGACGCAATTCAAAGTGGTTTTTCTCAGCGGCGTTTTGTGCAGATATCTCATGGTTTGGATTACGGTTATTTTTCTTTCTTTTTACAGACATATCTTTACCTTTTTGTTTTTCGTTATTCACCTTCTCATAAACAAAAGAGGCCAACGCCTTGCGGGCGCGGCCTCTATTCGTGGATTTCTTGGGCGGTTGAGACAGTTCTAAATCTCCTTTGGAATGTCCCATCGTCTGCTAGCAACGGCTGACGCTTCTGGGACGGCTGACTTAATCCTACCTAATACATATTTCTGAAAATCTGATGGTGGTTTAGTTACTCCGATATTAACAGGGTCGGCTACTGCAAAGTTACCTAATACTTGTTCTAGATGTGGTTTGTCGTCAAGATATGTGTCATGCTCCGCCATGGTCATATTCTCAATAAACTGTTCACCGGTTTCTTTATTGCGGAATGTATAGTTTGGCATAGTTTAGAATACTCCACTTCCTGTTGAGATTACATAGGTGTTTGGTGCTACACAAGTCAAGGTAGCAAAACCTCGTGGTGCCAATATTCTATTTCCAGTTAGGGAGTTAGCTGTAGCACTTAGAACATTTGAATAATGTATTGTAACACCAGTATTTTGTGTAATCGTTAATGTATTGGTTGAGTTGGCATTATAAATGTGTATCTGATCACCTGGGTTATGTGCTTTAACGGTGATGAAAACATTTCCAGATGAAACTGAAATAATACCGCCAACATCTGTATTCGCCGCGGCATATCCTGTATTCTGTGTTGAAAATGATTTGGTGAATGAGGCCTTTACAGCAACATTAGCGGCTGTATTCGCTACAGTAAAACCAAGATTTGCAATTCTTTTGTCAATGTAAGTATATAATGGGTTCATTAGAATGTCCTAAAATTAAGTATTGGATGATACATTTTCTACAACAATCCAATCATTTGCAAAAAGTGCTGGTTTAGATAATACCCACTGAATTACTATTGTTTCAGGAGGTTGATTAGGATCAATAGTTCTTTCAAGGTTTATATTAATGTTAGGTAAATTAGTAATATCGGTATTTGCAGGATCAAATGTAAGATACAATGTGCTATTAGCCATACCCATTCTACCGGTATCTGTTTCCCAAATTTTTCTTTTTATATGTTGACCGTTCATTAATGCGATAGACGCATTGGCAAAGTCCATTTTTATGCTCCTATAATCCATTCGGGCGGTTGACGGTTCTTCCACCTATGTAGGTGCACCTTACCAACCTTGTAATAGTTCCGATAGTTGATTATCGGATCTTTTGATATAATGTATTTAGGATCCATGGCACTTGGAGGTTCGGTGAAATATATTAAAGGTGTGTTATGTGGTGTATATCTAAGGTCATACAAAAGACCGTCTGCCTCAACTTTATGTGTCTTGCCATAACGATAGGTATATTCTTTACAGTATTCACGGAGCAATGACCACAACCAGAGATAGTTGGACTCGGTTTCACGGCACCACACGGCCGATGGATGATTGACATGAGTTGCTGAGTATAGTTGAGCATTGCGGTCATCATCAAGGCGCCACCGCTTTACCTTGCGTTTTCCACCATCGTCTATATACTCATGACCGTCTAGCACTCGGTGAGCCGTGGATAAAAGTTGGGCACTCTCAAGGATCATCTTAACACAGTGAGAGTCCACGGACCACTCGGCACACATTTTAGGATCATTATCAAGATAAAATATATTCATTAGATGTCCTCGTAAAACATATCCCACCAACCATCACACCACACATTGTAAAGTATCTCATGGACTCCTTCATAAGGATTATCCATAGGGCATACCTTATCAAAATATGCCTCTTTACCTTCACTATAAGCGATTTGTTTTAGATAATCGTTCATTTAATTCTTTCCCAATCATTTGTAGGTATACTGAAACCAAATATCCATAAAAATCTAGGATTATTAAGAACCTCACCAACTTCATGTGGAGATTTACACACATTATAACACATCAAATCACCAGCGGGCAAATTATATTTTATCCCATCGACGGTAATTTCAGCACCATCACTATTTTGAATTATTACGTTACAGTGTATAGTTTCTGTATCAGGATACCATGTAGGATCTGTATGCGCAAAACATTTATCTCCTTCATAGGCAACGCTGGCCACCATACCATCTGGAAATGGAGGATATTTAAAATCTTTTATCTGTAAATGATCTATAATTCTATTCTGAATTTCATACGCCACCTTTGGATACTCAATTTTATCCGAAAAACGAGTAGTTTTTCTATTAGTGCTAGTCTGAAAAACCTTCTGAAAATTATTTGTATCTTTATTAAGAAGGATCCAGTTTTTTAATATTTCTATTTCATCTTGTGATAGAAAATTTTTAAAAATTTTCATTAAGACCTCTCAATAATATCCAGTAAATCTTCCAGAAACACCAACTCATTATAATATGCCGCTTCTGTAAAGTCAAGGGGACCGTATTCATCTATTTGCATATTCTGTATGAAAGGACGGAGAGTGCGGAGGCGATCATACAGTTTTTCTTTTACTTCATCCAACGCTTGTGTTGGATCTTTTGGAAGAAACTCGGACATTTTTCTTTACCTCGTTTGTGTGACTACACCATTTGCGATAATGATATGCGGTACAGTTACATGAATAGCGACCAAAGTTACCACGGGTAACTACATATATTTTTTTATCACCATTTACTAGAGTGACGCCATCATCATACTTGTCATTGCCAGTCCATGCCTCCAATATATCACGTTTATCTAATATGCGAGCCGGTGCGTCAGCATCACCAGTGGTTAACATAAACTCATTTTCAGATAAACCTTTTGGTTTAGGAAGAACCACACGACCTTCATAATAGTTATAAGGTGCGGAATAAGCATAAGAACCCGGCTTGTAGGCCGAGTTCCTGTATTTCACTTTAAGGCGCATATATTATCCTTAGATGATTTTTGAGAGGTCAACACCGTCGATGGAGTCCCAATCTTTGTCAACCGAGAATGAGGTAGCAACCTCACCACTGGTACCAAACTGCTCCGTAACATCATCAAAGTCACGGACTTTCTTAGCGACCTTTTTCTTAGCGGCCACTTTCTTCATACCCATGTCCTTAGCAACCTTGCGGAGTGTATCAAGGTTCTTTGCCTTGATTTCAGCAACATTTTCAGCTTCAGTAACGGCATGAACAATAGCGGCATTTTCAGCAGCCAATGCCTTAGAAGCAGTAAACTTTTTATTTACTTTTTTGACAACCGTAGAAAGTTTAACCGTCTTGGCCTTAGGTGCCTTAGGAGTAGCACTACGCAACTCGGCAGCATTAGCAGGTTCGGCAATCATAGTATAAGAAACGACCTTGCGGCCATCTTTATTGGCGGTGATAGTGAAACCATACCGCGTATTGAGGAAGGACACATACTTGGCGGCATAGTCGCCAGTGCCGACGTGGTCATTAATTTCGGCAGGCGTAACAGTTTTACCCATCACAAGAACCGCAAGGGCGCGGATTTCAGGACGGATACCGTTGGATGCAGATACTTTAGGCATTCGATTTCCTTTCAAGATTTCTCATTTAATACGGACATTATAACACAACGGACGGATATGGCAACCAAAATCGTTTGTAAACACATGCGACAGGTTGTCGCACCTATAGGTTGTGGTGTTGACAATAGAAATCCTCTCTATAGAAATCGTCTATAATACGATTGATTTGCTCTATAGGGATTGTCAACGCCAGTCGGTCGTTTACATACGTCTGGACTTGCTGTTCCGTCTGGGCACCGTATTCGATGGCCTGAACCACCAACTCATCCACTTCCAAAGCAAGGTCGGACATTCTGGACATTATTAACCCTCCACAAGATTATTGATATCGGATTGCGAAACGACCGTGACGGTCAAACCTTTCAACCATTGGTTAATATGCTTTGAGGTTGTGCGAGAATATTTTTCTTCGGTCATTAACCAACCTTGAATAGGATGGAAAGCGGCAACTGGAGTCTGGTATGAGAAAAGCACCTTAATGCCGTTCTCAAAGACAACCACATTTTGGTTTGAACCTTTTGGAATGAGTTTCATATGTTTACTATCCTTTCTGATTATGTCTAATAATAGCATAAACGGACGGAACAGTCAATCAAAATCGTATGTCAACAGATGCGACAGGATGTCGCACCTTGCGATTGTAAACCTTCTTCGAGTTGACAATCCTCTGTTTACATACAGGATTGCGGAGTGCCTTGGCAACTGGATTAACAGTCTGGATCAAAGTCATGCCATTCTTGCGCTTCGTCCGGTTGACCGTCATAATCATCTTCCTCCTCTGCTAGTTCACCATAAAACTCGGCATAATAAGAACTTAAAAAATTGGCGACCTCGGACTCGGACAGATAGTTGAGAAGGTCGCGGATAAGTTCATCACGATCCAACACACCCTCATCCTTGGCCTCAATAACGGCATTAGTAAACTCACGCATTGCGTTCCTCCATCGACCATGTGACAAAATTTTCATCTTTTGTATAATGAGCAATATAACGGTCAACAGCAACCCGTGAGATACCACGGAATGTAATAGACGTACCGTTATTTCCCCAAATTGTAAGATTGAAAGTCTTTACATTAGCCATTTTGTTTCTCCATCACATAAGTCCATTTACCATCGGACCATTGTTTAGATTTTACAATTTTATAACCTTGAGCATCAAGTTCCTCAATACGCTTTGCGACATAACGGAAAGAACCAGACACGATTACTTGCTTCATATTAATCCTCCAAAGTTCCAGGAACAGCCCAATATGAGATATCAACTGGTAAAATAGTATTGTGTAACCAGGTGATAAAATCAATACGGCGAGTGCCATATTTACCATTGCTGGAATAAAAGACAACCATATTAACCTCCGAAGTATGCGATTAGACAAACGCCGAACATAAGACCGACCAACGTTAAGAACAGGCCAAGGCATTGGACCATTTGTTCATCATCTTTAAACATTATCAGACTCCGAGAGTAAAGCAACAAGAGCAAAAGAAACTGGAATAGCCAGCGATACGGTTAGAGCGATTATTTCCAACATTATTAACCTTTCTTTGTAGCAAGTTTACCAGACCGACGTAAAGCAACCGACTGGTGACCGCTGTGAGCCACGGTACCACGAATAAGCGGGAACGAGGTGTTGGCCTTGTTACGTTTACCACGTTTACAAACCGTGATAGCACCACCATTTTCAAAGTATGCCTTGATGGCATCGGTTGTATCGATAGAGAAAGATTTAGGAGCAAAACGAGCAACTGACATTTTATTACCTCACATCCGTGTTAAGTTTAGGTTTGCGGGATTTGATTAATTCACGTTCTAAGGTATGAGCAGCGGACTTACCGCGGACCACGTCCAATACAGTAACGTCAAAGGCATCAGCGCCATATTTGCGTATAGCAACACAGAGCTTCCAGTTTTTGTTTTCTGTAAGGGCCCGTCGGACATGTTTCTGCCACCTTCTGGTTAGGGATTTCTTAACAGCCGACCGTTCGACAAAGGTCACACCAATGTATTCCTGTCCGTTTACAGACAGACTGTAAACAAGGTGTTTACGATCAGACCGTGATTTCCGTTTTTGTGTTTTCATCATGGACGTATAATAGCACTAAGGAACGGCAAAGTCAATGTAAACTGGCATAAAATGGGTGCGACAGAACGTCGCACCCGTAAGTCATTGTTATTCTTCGGGGAGATTATCGTATGTAAACCCTAGTTTACATTGTAATAATAAAGCATATTTACAAAAAGGCCAGGGCAGCTCTAATGTAGCTCTAGCAAATGCTACGGTAATTTTGCGTCGAATATATAGAAGCATGTTTACAATCCTTTCTGATTATGTCTAAGAATAGCATAAAGGAAAGGAATTGTCAATGTAAACATGATTGTAAACGATGCGACAGGATGTCGCACCCTGACCTTGGCCGTTTACATACCTCTATAAAGTCTATTAAATTGGTAGAGTGTTTACATTCTCAGGATCAGAGTAGAATAAAACATCCGGTGCCTCGGTTCTAAGATGTTTTTCTTTCATCTTCCATCTACCACCTGTATAAGAACCACCACCAATTTTAGTGGTTTTAAGACTACCTGTTTTACCTTCCCAGAAATTATCATTTAGTTCTCTATTACAGAAAAAGACTTTACCTTTATTATCATTGATATCTACGCAAAACTGTAACAGTTCGTCCTGATCATCATCTGTAAAAGGATCACCAAAAGCGGGATAGGAAATCACACTCTCACGATAAGGTGGATCAAAGAAGAAAAAGGTATTCTGTTTTGGAATATCCTTAACAACTTCCTTCCAATCTAGATTTGTGATAGTGGTGGTTTTAAATGCCTGATGCCATGCTCTAATGTTTTCAGGTTCATAGATGCTTTTGGTTAACTGTTTTGTTGAACCAATGGCCGTGGAAAACCTATCGTTGAACTTTTTACTTTTCAACTGCATACCACAAAAACTGGTTCTAATAAGGAAGAATAGGTTTGCTGCCTCTTCCGTCTTAGTCCATTTTTCATAATGCCAGGCATGTTCATGTCTAACATCCGAATAGAATGTTTTACGACCTTTATCATCCAATGGAATATATGCTTTATCAAGGCGGTCAACCACCTCAATAAAGTTTTCTACATCATTCTGGATTGCTAGATAGATGTTTACAATACCAGTGTTAATGTCATTAATGTGACATTTAAGGTTTGGTTTTTGGTTCTTCAAATGACAGAACATAGCACCAGCACCAAAGAATGGTTCCACATAGGTATTGTAATCGGAAGGATCAGGTAGTAAAGGTAGGTAATTCTTAATCATCCTACGTTTACCACCGGCCCATGGAAAAAGAGGAGTCATTTTGTTTTTAACCATGCAAGAAACTTTTCCAGTAATGTTGCTGTAATTTTTCTTTATCTCCAGAAAAACCTTTTTGGCCGGTTTTCTTATCTTTCTGACCATGAGAAAGACCAAAGATTTTTAAAGTCTTTTCTTGTTCTCTGGTAAACCTATAAAGGGTTACGCGGCCATCAGGATCAAAACCTGCTAAAACAAGCCATTTATAATCATACTCATCACGGATCTGATTAAACCAATAACTATTATCACTGGTGTTTAGAAAAGCACCTTTTAATTCATACTTTTCATCATTTGCAATAAAATCATATTCACCATTTTTAGGACCAGGTATAATTTTCATTTTATCTTCCGTTTGAAGATAATACCTGACAATCTTTTCAAAAATGGATCCTTTACTTACGGAATGTCTATTTCGCAAGTGATAGAATGGACTGGATTCCCAAATAGCATCATCATCAGGAGGTGCAAGGAATTCATCAGGAATTTTAAATTTAGTAGGTTTAGGAAGATTATCTGTAAACAGAGCGGTTCTCATGATTTATTCCTTTTCCCAAGGTTTCAGTATTTACTATTATACACCTGGGAAAAGGAATGTCAAGCTCTATTTTGTTGACAATTGTTTACAATTAGTGTTCGTAAAAATCGTCCACTTCGTCAAAGTCCTCGGTGTGTTCCATCCACGCCTTCTTTAGGTTCTTTAGTGGACGACGATCACGACGCATTTCGGACTCTGGACGTTCCAGTTTGCGGCCGCCATACTTGCGGTCTTCTTCTTGTAGTTCAACATAAGGATCTTTGAAAGTATTTTTTAGTTGCTTCATGTCATGTTACCTTATAAAGTTTTATACCTTTTACTTTGAAATTATCACTCCAGCATACAAACGATGGACCGTGTGCCACTGGTTCATTATGTGAATTTTGGAAATGGTGTATCATTTCATGGGCCAAAATCTCCACAAAAGTTTTTTTGTTGGGGAAGGATGTTGTCACGGTGATTTGTGTTCTACCATGTCTTTTATGTCTTTTCTTATAATAACCATAGAATCCATAAATGTCTTTTAACTTTCTAACTCGGAGTCTTGTTACAGATTGTAGTTTGTTTCCGAATAGTTGTTGATTGAGTATTACAAACCATTCTTGCAAGTCTTCCTTCTTGGGGTGAAACTTGACACTATCATCCAGTTCCCTAAGGAGTTTACGATTGTGGTAGTAATCCTGGGAACGCTTCATTGACAAGTGCCTCAGTTAAATGTGGTACCTTCTGGTCTTTTAGAATGATACCCATATACACATCTGCCTCTTTAGGCTCTAGACTTTCTAATACCTGTAGTAAAAGTTCTTTCTTTCTTTTTTCCGTGAGTGCGGGAGGTGTGCGTGGATGGTTTTCCATGAAGAGATAGATTTTATCCAATGCCTGTGACATATTGCTATAAGCCATACCAGGTGGTAGATTTACTTCTTTCTTCCAGATAGGTGCTTCTTTGATTACGAATTTAGCACCTGGATGAAATGTTCCTCTTAGGACATTTACCAAGGCAGAGGTTTCATTCTCTTTTAGAACCGCGATACGGTCTTTCTTAGTCTTAGCCTTGCGGAAGTCATCAAAGACTTCATATACATTTTTCTTACTCATTATAATCCTCAAAAATCGTTGATGGACTCAATCATTACTTTGAGGCCCTTATCTATAAAGTAGTTCAACATTTTCTCTTTCGTCGCCACTTTGGTATTTTCAAACGCGGAAACGATGCTTGCCTGAATGTCTCCTGGTATATAGTCAAAATCAACCAAAGTTTGATTACGTTTATAACCACGTAGCATAATATCCGTAGTGCAGAAAGTTTCAGCATCCTGACTAATCCATTCTTGAAGACGTTTACTATTTATAACCTTTTGACGTTCACCAGCCGCAAAGGTATTATCTGGTGATAGAAAGTTAGGAATGCCATCACCACGGTCACCTTTAAGAATGTGTTCGCGGATGAATGTGGTAGGGTTATCAATCTTAATGAACCGCTTTAGAATAGGAGAATACTGGGTTACATTAGGATATTTTTGGAGTTGCCCAAAGTCTTTGTCCGACGACAAAATGAGAATGTTGGCGCTCGACGACAATCTTGCAGTAAGGACGGCAATGATATCATCCGCCTCGGCACCTTCTACATCCAACACCTTGTAAGGGAAACTCTCTTTAAACTCATCACGGATTTTGTTGAGTGTATCAAAGATAAGGTGCCAGTCTAAACCACTGGCCTCACGGTCGTGTTTACGCTGGGACTTATAGAATGGAAAGTAATCACGGCGCCAATACTTTTTGGAGTCGCAACAAAGGATTACATTAGGATACTTTGATTTGAACTGTCTTACATTTGACCTTATTGTATTGATAGACATATGACGAATAAGGTCCTCATTCATCTCATGTGACTTACTAATTTGTTTCAGGTGTTGCATCAGATTGGAAATGAGGACCTGATTAAGATCCACCATGATATAAGACATTTTCTTTCCTTACATTAGAGATTTAGCATACGCACATCTGTTGGCAAAACCGCTGCCGTTTTCTGGATGATCTTTTGTGTAACCGTGTGGACGTTCATAACCAATAGCAACCTTTAGGGCATCATCAATATTGGTTGTTGCTTTTAGTGCCTTACCAACTGGTATTTCAGAACCCATCAATAGTTCCCAGTTTACGAAACGGGCCTGTGTATCGAGGTCACCAATTGGTTTGTCCAGATTATTGGCAAAGTGTTCCAAATCAGCAAGGCGTTGCCCTCGCCATTGGGCAATACCAAATGCTGTATGATGGTCGCCCCATACATTACAACGAAGGTCTGTATAGGATTCCTGCATAAACTGACCGACCATAGCAGCAGCTTGGAAATCTTTCCAACCAAGGTCCATTAATACCTTCTTTACGTATAGTGGACGATCCTTACCTTTAAGGGTATTTGGATCTACTGTATCTACCATATCATTCTTCCTCTTCTTTGTCAAGTTTTTCTTTTGATGCCAACAAATCCTCGATCATTTTTTGGATCTGTTCCTCATTCATGTCTTCCATTGCTTTAGCATCTGCTTTGGAAATGATGGTTATGTTATCTTCTATAAAAGGATGTAGGTGATGCTCGAAACCAAACTGGCGATACACAGTGGCACGGAGAGCATCCACAACAAGGACAAGATCCTTTGCAAAGGACTCTTCCTCAACACTTACATAAAAATTATCAAGTTCGGTAACAATAATTGCGGTGAGGTCACTTACGATGGCATCCGCCATTTTCATATCAGCGCGTCTTGCTCTTTCTTCTAAAACTTCTCCTGGTACATCACGAACAACTTTGTGTTTTGGGAACTCGATAACTTTATCGGTCATTTACTTATCCTTATTTTTTGGTTTTTTCTTTAAAAAAAACAAAATTTAAAACTAATCTAGTTTTGTGTTTTCTAGGAGGTGAACCTGTATGTAAGTATGTGGAGTCAAATAAAATTAATCTGCCTTTTTTTGGACTAATTCTTTTTTGTATTTTTAATTCATTATCAAAAACTTTTACTTCATTTGAATCAATTTTTTTATTAAAAATAAACGTGTCTCCATCTGTATCATTTACATAATAAAGTAATGTTTCAACATCTGAACCAGTCATATATGTATCAACATGTGGTATATTATGAGAATTATCACAAAAATTGGGATTCTGCCACATTAGATTGGCCTTCACTCTATGTATTCTATCAATATAATTTTTACCAGTATATTTTTCTAGATTATAAATTATTGGTTCGACCAATTTAAAATGGTCCGATTGGACTTTACCTTGAGCATTAAATACATGCACAAATTGAGGAACATCCTTTACCATATCGGTTAATGTAAAACCTTTACCTAAATTTAGGAGTGAATTAGTATTATCGTTATAGTACCATGGAAAATTAGGAGATTTTAAAATACAATCTAATGCATCTTGGTAGGTTTCATTTATTAGATTGTCTATAATTTCAAAATCCATAATTATTTTTTGTCCTTATTCTTTACATCTAAGTAGGTTCCATACAGTACCAAAAGCATAGAAATGACACCAACGAACATACCAAAGTAGATCATGAACCAAATCAGATCAATTTCCGTTGTTTTTAGAATAGTTGAGACCATATTCCATTACCTCACTCTTGGTTCTCTCGTATAAACCTTCATGTTGGTCTTTACTCCAACCATCTTTACATACATGCTCATACCAATAAAGATAGGCCAACTTTTGTATCATGTCATGGTCTTCAACCTTGATCATAGTTTTATATGCTAATCCACCTGTTGGAATACCTTTGCTCATTTTATAATCCTCAGTAGTATTGTTTCTTCATTACATCGGCCATTGGCCTTGGTTTCGGTAGTTTTGATGACACTCATAATCTTACGCAAACCAACTTTACCCTCGTTTAACACTTGAGGGATTACTTGTTCTGGTTTTCGGAGTTTTTTGGTGATACTAGTATCTTGATCATATCCGATGATCGTAGTCCCTCTGACAGAAAGGCCGCTAGGACCCAAGGCATTATACACAGAAAGATTACGATACTTAGTATTGTAGACCCAAAGTTGTTGCGCATGAATAATATCCTTGGATTGGACACTCTTGATATTTAGGTCCTTGTCTTCAACTTTATACTTTAACTTAGAAACCAATACATGAGCGGGTTTCTCTTTCTTCTTACGTGGTTTACGAATAGAGACCTGTGCTGCTGCCGCTTCATCAAGGTGATCTATGATCTTTTTGATGAAAAGGGCCATAATTTTAAGAACCGGCTTACGCCATCCTTTATATGCTTCCACAAGGTCTGGATCTTCACCTTTGAGTGCTTCGGTGATTTCTTCGTATTGCGGGCGGAAGTGGTCTGTAATCCTCTTCGCCACTGGCGGTTTGATTGCCTTCTCAAGGGCCCACTTCTTAACGTCAAACTGGATCACTCCTTCTTTGTAGAAAACATCTAGTTCCTCTTCAAGTTCCGCAATAAGGTCCGATGCTTTCGAGTTAATGCGGTCTTGAATTGATATGACGGGAACTTGGTTCTTTTCTCCACTTTCTTCAGTTTCCGGATCGACCAACACCTCGCTGACCAGGTCCATAATTCGCTGCTCAATAGATTCCCAGATTCCGTCAGGTAGGGATGACCCGGTGTGGAGGAGCCGACAGTTCCATCCCACGGAACATGGAATGGACTTAATCTGATGTAGTCTGGTAATGGTGTCTTTGTCATAGTTAATACTCTTTAGATAAGATATGGTGAAGTCTTTGGCATGATCACTTGTGTAAAAGTAGTTAAACCAGTTATATGCAACAGCCAACTCGGCCTGTGTGGATTTCTCCGTAACAGTTGGTTCTGAACCAAGATACTTTTCATCCGCAAACTTAGGACGAGTTTTCACTTTCTTCTCCTCAGACAAAGATATTACCAAATGATTTGAAGTCGGAAATTACACAAACACCGTCTTCAGTAGGATCACTATTATGCTCTAATTCCTCCGCAAAGTCAAGAGCCTCGTTTATTGTATAGAAAACAGGCACTTGCGCAAAGGTGTCAAGGATTGCTTCAACATTTCCTTCATATTTTCCTGTTTCAGAATTCCATTCACCATAGATGTTATCAATGGCATTGGCTCGGGAAACACGGTATTCTGGGCCTCTTTCGGACTCAGTTAGTAGAACGTAAATACCATTATCTGCTGACATTTGTTTTATCCTTCACTTAGAACTTGCTTGACCGAATCCAAACGGAACGAACGCCATCCGCCAGCATCAATGTCCCATACAGGTTGGACACTATCATTAATCTGCCTTGTGTTTTTAGGAACTTGTCCGTCATATTCGGACAACATCTGTGGTTCTACCTGTGGAACATAAAGATCGGAAAGAGTGCAACGCATTGTTCGTTCCGTTCCGTCAGTCTTCTCAAAAACAACGGTAACGACTCCATTCTGTAGTTGTTCCTTTAGAGCATATTTATCAATCATCACTTAACTCCTACTTTCAACATGGTCATAATAATCATCAACGGCCCTACGGATAAGATGGTCACCATTCATATAGTATTCCGGATCCATAATTGCCATCAATAGATCCTCATAGTCCTTTTTAGGTAAAGTTGCTTTAGCCTTTTCAAGGAATTCTCGACGAGTCCTGCGGGTATCTCTATTCTTGGTAACTGCCGTATAACCTACACGCATATCTGGTGTTACAGTAGGAAAAGGAAGTATATTCATGTCTGTTCCTTAGTGAGTTAGTAGCAAATCATACAACTCATTATAACCGCCGATGAACTCTTTGTCAAGTGTTATTACAGGAAATGTTCGTGCCTGTGGGAATAGTTCCAAAAGGGTGTCTCGGTTAAAGTCCTTATCAAGTTTATACTCAATAAACTCAATTGCTTTCATTTTTAGTAGGTTCTTGGCCTTATCACAAAAGGCACAGTTATCTTTAGAATAAAGTATGATTTCCATGTTATATCCTTATATTAAGTGTTGTGCTAGTACCATACAAGAGATCCAGGCCCAAAGGGTGTTGAATCCCACTAATGTTGGAAGGAGTTTCTTATTGCTGGCCCAGATTAATGTTAGAGAAGTGAATAGAGTTAGAAAGTATAACCACCAGATTTGAATGTGAAAAATTAAACCAGGAACAATAATGATTGCCTTGGCAAACCAAGAAACAAACTCTACAATATTATAATCAGTCCAATACTCTTTGTTGAACCACATACTATAGCAATTTTTTATTTTGGTAAATGTTATATGCTTATAGACAATTAGTAGTAAAACGGACCAAACACCTGATGCTATTAGAATTTGTTGTGTTGTCATGTTACCTCACTTTTTGATATGGGACTTTCTTACTCGTACCATGATCCATGTATTGTAGTAATCTTCTGTCATCAAGGCATCTCTGGCAAACTGCTCCTTTGCCTCAAGGTATGAAGCCTCACCTTTTGATTTACAAAGATATAGGATTTCTCGTTTGAACTTGTCTTTGCCGTATAGTTCCACATGTTCATTTAGTTCTTTGTTAGAACCATAATAATCTAACCAATCGGAGTCAACTTGTTTCTTCACCCGCTTACCTTTTCGTTTGGTAGAGCGGGTGAACTTAAACAGTTTCTTTCCGATATACTTACGGCCTGTTACTTCGTTTGTGATAAGATAGACAAACGAAACATAACCATCTGGTATTTCTTCAAGGGGTGCATTGTTGTATAACCACATACACCTATGTAGTCATCAGTCCTCTTCGTCTTCCATCTCAGGTGGATACTTTTCGTTCCACACCTCATCCCATGCTTTATCATTCTCAAGACATTCATCTAAGTTCTTAGCATCAAAGTCCTCAAAGACTTCCAGCAATATTTCATAAACGATTTTACGATCATCATATGAAACTTCGCTATCAACCAGTTTTTCAATAATCTGATCTAGTATTTGGGAACCTAAAACTTTCATTAGTTTTTCCTTTTAGTTTATTATTCTTATTGTTGTACCATTAATATCCTGTTTCACAATCTCATAGAGCATGGCCGCGTGACGAGGTGATAGACGGACACAACCGTGACTAGCAGGGTGACCCAAAGCACCCACATGAGGCGTAGCATGAATAGCATAACCACCAGAGAAAAAGATAGAGTGAGGCATAGGAGCATTATCATACTTTCTAGAATAGTGCATTGGATGTAATGAGTATGGATGGAATGTTCCAGTTGGTGTATAATATCCTTTACGGGCCGTTGAGACTGGCCATTGGTAGGTTCCTTCATCTGTATCCACCTGCATTAGTTGTTGTGATTTACTGATAGTGATATCAGTTTGTGCCATTGCTGGTGTGGCAAATAGCATCATGGCGATAAGTAGTTTCTTCACATTAGTCTCCATTACAGTTAGTTATACCATAAACCTCACAGTAAGATTTAGTCCAGTCTCCTGAAATCTTCTCCTGTGCCTCTTTCAAGGTCATCTGACCACTACACACCAAGGCATGTAGTTTATTCTCAAGTTGATCTTTCACATGGGCATTCCAAGGCATCGTTATGTATGACTGTGGCCAAAGATTGCTTATCTCATTAGAACCACCTAACTGCAAACTGATTAGGTGATCAATCTCATACTGACCGGGTTTGCGAGATGTTATACCATAAATCTGGTATGCTTTGTTCTTCACAAACTGCGGCACATTTCTAACACGACCAGCATAACCAGGAACGCAAACCTCTTTCTCTGTTACAGGAAGAGTTGCGCCTGGTGTTAGTTGGTGGTTTGGAAGAAGGGGATCCAGTGCCCAAGCGGGCCCGAGGCATAGGATCCCGAGGAAGGCGATGATCAGATTTCGCATGTGCCACTTGTGCAAGCTAGTGTCTGCACCCCTTCAACATTGTCTTCCATCTCAACCAAACTATCCCAGTCAAGGTGTTTTGGAATAGATGGTAACATGGCCTCGTATAAATCTTTTGTAATCTCCTCGTAAGGTGCCTGACGGTATGAACCACCATCGTGTGGCAAGAATGATACACCGGACATCTCATCAAAGTGATCATACACCCACGCACCAACTTTCATCCATTCTTCCTCTTTGACGTTGATTGTAACGGATGGTTTATGCTCACACCAGGCCTCTTGATAGATGGCCCATAGTTCAAGGTGACTGATAGCATTGATATCGTCACGAACAACAGCATCTTTTGGTGCTTTCTGTGGGAAGGAGAATACAGTTGTGGAATCAGGTTTCATCACATCTGCTTCCCAAGGCACACCCTTCTCTTTCATAAACTTGGTTAGAGGATCCTTGTTATCAGCGCGTACCCGACGGATATAATATAAGCTATGGCGTGGATGGATGCCACTTGCCGAGTCACATAACTGGGAAACAGTTCCTGAAGGCTTAACGCAAGTAATAGCAGCAGCGCCATTAATACCAAGAATAGTTGCAAGTTCATTATTCACCTCAACAGCATAGTCACGGAGAGAAGCAAGGCGTTCCTTGATTTCTTTATCTTGTGGATTGTTAAATAACTTGGAGTCATAGATGCCTGTAAGTGATACACCAAGTAGGCGTTCCTCTTCGGCGTTTTTCTTCCAAACTTTTCTTAGGTAGGGAAAATCCGTAAGAGTAGATTGAAAAGTACCGAGGATAGTTGCAATCTTAACTTTATCTCTAATAGTTTCCATCGTGTCATCTGACCGCACGACAACTTCAGTAAGGTTGCAAAAGCCATATGGTCTAAGGATGATCTCCGAACACGGATTGGTTCCAAATGCTTGGTCTGGATTTCGTCTGCCATTTCTCGCAGCGATTTTTTGACATGCTTCACGACTGAATAAACCTCTCTCGCCTGACTTGGATTCATATAATGATAACCACTCGGACATGAAAGATCCAATCTCTGGTTTCTCATTATAGACGGCCGAGTTGTTTGACAATGCCCGTTGTGGGTTTGCTTCCCACCATGCGCCCGCCTTGGCGTGACGCATACGGTCATCGGATAGGTTAGATAGAGAAATCATAGCAGAACGACGGACACCGCCAACTACAACAACCTCACCAATCTTACACATTATATCGTGACACTCGATGGAAGTCAGGCGACGACCATGAGCATTACGGAATACTTTTACAACAAACTTGAATAGGTCATTTAGAGGACCTGGCCCAGATGAACGACCACCAAAGGTCTTCAACGGAGCACCAGCAGGACGCACCTTGGTTAGGTCCCACTTAGGAATCTCACCTGTGTATAGGAGAGCAATAAGCATACGGAGAGCCTTAGCCCAACCTTCTTTGCTATCTCTCACGGAAATGGTGGTATCGGAGTCATACATCTTCTCCGGAATCTCTGGCAACTGATTTATGAACTGCCTCTCAACGGAGAAACCAACACCCGTTCCACACAGTAGAATGAACATGGCCTCATCAAAGGCCTTAGGGTCATCAATAGTTAGAAAGGAGCAGTTATAACCACATGTATGGTCTCGCTCTAATGCCTTGCCAGCAGTCATAAGGGACCGCATAGATGGCATAACTTTTAGTTTGATAATGTAATCTTTTATCTCTTCACGATAAGGTGCCATATCAAAGTTATAAGTATCGGCGAGGTGATTAGACATAAAGGTAATATAGCGTTCAACGGTCTCCTCCCAATTTTCTCGACGGTTTAGTTCTGGTACGTAACGAGCATAACGGCTCTTGTAAATAAACTCTTGATATAAACTATCCATTATTCTTCCTCTTTCCAATATTCTCTAAGTGATGGGAAATGCATTAGTATTTCCTCACGGGCAGCAATAGCAATATCTCTGTGTTCTTTCTGTGTGCCTTCTGTAGCACGGACATCAATGTAATGAATCCAAGAACGGAGTGTACCTGACATATATAGTCGTGTCTTGGTTAGACCTTCTGGTAGAACTGCTCTGGCCTGTTCTTTGGCAATACCCATTTCAATAGCAGTCTTATAATGTCTAACTGCAAGATCACCAACAACACCTTGAAGATAATTCCAATCATATTTAAGATTGTCATCCTCAACCTCAATACTATTCTGACGGTTCTTATGGTCCTGTAGGCGGGCTTCTCTTGTAACAAAACCCATATCCTGTGTAGGATCGGCATAACGCTGGCTAAACTCTTGGAATGAAAATGACCTATGACGGATAATCTGGTGTGAAATGTCACGGGTTGTCTGAATATCCATAGTGATAGACACCATCTCAAATGGAGACCAGTGCTTATTCTTGATTAGGTATTTGAGTAGTTTAGGTGCGGTTAATGTGTTGTTTTGGTTGGATGGGTTTGATACTCTGGCTGTGTAAGCAATGAATGCCTCGGCACCGATTGCTCGTTCTGTCTGTGTTTCCCACGCCGAAAGTATCGGTTGGGTTAATGCTATAATCTTCGCAGTATTCATTTTGTTGCCTCATTAATAATCTTGATAACTTGTGATAAACTTTCTTCTACTGTCCATTCTGTGGAACTTGGTCCTCCAAAAATAACTGTGGAAACACTACCACCATCTCTTCGGCGTTTTTCATACACAGCAACGATCCAATCAGAATTAATGTAAATTGGCATGTCAATTACATTATCGTTTGACATATTACTAAATTTCAACATACTCATAATCTACTCCAGATATTCAAGTTCATCGTAGCCTCAAATCCGCTGTGTGTGTTTATATCTATAATGTGTTGAAGAATGGCAGGAGACAATCCTGAAAGAACCATTTCATTAATATCTTTTTCTTTCACAGTATTGGGCCAGATACAAATCTTATAACCCAAGTCAATGGTTTTCCGCATATTGGAAACAATCTGTTTGTTTCTCGGTTCATTATCGTAAATGAAAATGTATTCTTTGTCAAGACCTACAATGTTAGGAGCATTAAACAGTGCTGCATCCATAGTAGCCAGAGAATTGTTAAGGAAAAGACTGTCGATGGGTCCCTCAACAACATATACAGGCACATCAAGGTTAAGTTTATCCCAACCAAAAATCTTTGGGTTCTCTTCGTCACTTTTGATCGTGATATACTTGATCTTGGAATGTCTGTCAATGGATCGCCCCTGTATTCCCAGTAGTTGTCCGTCCCTGTTATAGAACGGGATTATTATGCGAGGTTCCTTATATAGTGTTTTTGCGTGTGCAGGAAATGTGACAGAAACGAAGTTTGCGAAGTCTTCCGCATACCACATATCATCAATAGGAACCTTCCTATCTTCTAGGTATTTTCTAGCCGGATGATAAGGATTCAATCCATTAACACGAACGGCATCACTGTATAGTAGAGTAGGTTGTTTCTTAAATACTGGTCTGGTGACAAAATCCGTGGCGTCCACAACGGTGTTGGTCGTGTTAGGTTGGACGAACGAGTCCAATACAAAATCACGATATAACATCGGATCTTCGTCTTTAAGGAACTTTTGAAATGTGGTCGACGTATGGCAATTGTGACACATAAAGAAGAGGTGTTCCTTCTTCTTGTAAATGTAACCACGAGCCTTTAGTTTGTCCTTTTTGGAATCACCACATATGGGGCAAGAAAAATTCCATAAAAATTCCCCCCTCTGCTTGAAGTTTTTCAACTTGGGCGAAAGGAGGGAAACATATTTTTTATCTATGTATAAGGACATATTTTACCATAATCATAACGAAGTTTTTTATTATACTTGGTAGTTGGCTCTATGTCAACTACTTTCTTGGTGGCAGTTCCCTTTTATGTTGTTGTTCTATGTTTTGTAAGGACTGCTTAATATCATTTACCTCGTCCCAAAGACTTTTACGGTCATTATCTGTCAATTCTTTTCTCTGACCAAGGTAATCTTCAATATGTTGGACTCTGGACTCAAGATAGGTCACTTTTGTTTTAAGTTCCATATCTCCCACTTTAAGGTCACTAATGGTCCATAATAGTGATACACCTATACCACACACGGCAATTATAGCTGTAATAGCATGTGGTAAGAAATTTAGAACATTGAATCCACCTCCATCATCGCCAATCTCGTCGTTATGGTTGTGGTCGTGTTTTAACATTTTGGTTTACTTTCTCCTGTTTAAACCTCCATCCTATAAATCGTCGCCCTCACAGGACCGGGGCGACGAATTAGTATCTCCAAGCAGCCTGAAAATGCATCGGGTCGTTATCGCCGGGTCTACCGCGCCACCACAATCCGTGCTTCTCTAGTATATCTGCAAACTCGTGGTTCAGCATACCTTCATGCCATGATGATGGCCAAGGATTTCTTGCTGGGTCCATATCAATGGCTATACCCCATGAATGGACTGATAATCTAGAACCACCGCGCATTAGTCTGTAGTTAAATGAACCACCAGACTGATCGAGGTGTAACTTCTTAATATTATCTTTACCAAAGTGTTCTAACACCTCAGTAAATGCGGCAGTATAAACATCAACTACCTTCTTGTGTAGTTTCATTGTTTTGAACTGCTGGCCACTGGCATTAAAGAACATAGGATAAGGTGGTTCCCACTTTACAATGTTCTCTTTAAACCAAGTCGGATCCACATCTCCGTTTTTACCAGATGGATCACCGAAGAATTTATTTAGGTTTAGAACGTCTTCGTGTGGAAAAAGTTCTTTACACTTTTCGTTTGTTGGTGTCGAGGTCATAATTGTATTTCCTTTTATCCTTTCCCATACCTCACATAACGCATTTCAGAAGTTGTAGCATTTCTAACTATAATAGGACCTTTATTTTTTTTGGCCCACTCTCTTATTTCCATATAACTATCAT